CGAGGTTGCCGGCTTTGTGCTTGCGTCAGGTGTCTGCCTTGTTCCTTGCGAACTGCGCACTCCTGATTCCTCAATCCTGAATCGTCATTCGCTAAGTCCTATTCCTTGGAAAATCCTCAATCCGCAATCCGCAATCCGCAATCGGACGCTAGTCCTTCACCCCGATGAGTGCGGCTGCCCGGACGCTGGAGAACAGGGCCAGGGACACGTACCACTTGATCCGGGTGCGGGAGGCGTCCTTGGTCTCCAGGGGACCCAGGCGCTCGGCCTGGATCATCTCGGGGCTGGAGAGGCCGCAGAGGGCCCCCTCTCCGAAGGTGAGGGCGTAGATGGTGGAGCATGCCCCTCCGGTGTAGGCCGACTCCAGGGACGAGGTGAGGGTGTGGATATCGGCCTGCCAGTCGGTGACCCCGATGGGTATGCCGTTGTAGAACTCAACGACCTCTCCCAGCAGTCCCTCTCCCACCTGGAGGTTGTTGCCGGCTGCCCTGGCCAGGGCGGCGATCTTCCGGCGGGACCTCTTGCTCATCAGCAGCAGCTCGGGCTTGCCCCCGAGGACGGCGTCGATGAGCTGGTCGAGCATGGCCAGGGTGAGGGTGGCGCCGGTAGCGCCCGCGGCGATGAGCTGGGCGGAGGCGGTGGCGGTGTCGATGAGCTTGATGATGCCGCGGAACTGCTTGGAGTTGGTGGCGGCGTTGCCGTAGAGGAACTGGTTCTCGAACTCATGCCGCAGGGCCTTGGCCTTGAGCTCGATCACGGCCGTCTCCAGGTCGTTGATGTTGGAGCGGGTGGACTGGAGATAGTTGTCCACGTCGGCGTCTCCGCCGAGGATCTTGAGCGTGGCCTCCAGCTTGGTGAAGGTGGGGGTGGACTCGGCCCATACGTCGCCGACGTCGTAGAAGTCGCCGGTGGGGAGGGCCTTCTCCTGGGTGTACTGGAGGCTGTTGCCTACGATCTGGACGAAGGGCAGCCGCTGCAGGATGGGGCTGTCCTTGATGATGGTCTCGATGATGCCCTGCAACAGGACGTCGGTCGAGAGCTTTTCTGCTTCGGTCAATGTTAGTGCCATGTTTCCTCCTTCGGAGAAATCCTAAGTTCGAATTTCTAAATCCTCACACCCCGTCATTGCGAGCCGTAGGCGCGGCAATCTCGCCGCTGGTGTCGGAGATTGCTTCGTCGCTGCCCCTTTCGCTTCGCTCAGGGCTTCGGCTCACCCTCGCAATGACCACGCTAATTGTCATTGCGAGCCGCAGGCGCGGCAATCTCGGTAGTGGAGATTGCTTCGTCACTGTCGTTCCTCGCAATGACAGGAAGGGGAGCGTTCCTCGCAATGACAAAGGGGACTTAGAGCTCAGGATTTCGTGCTTGGTCATTTACTTACTGGCGCCCTTGACGCCGGCGGCGATCTTCTCCCGGGCGCTGAGGCCCTCCAGGTTAGGACCTGTGCTGACGGGGGCCCCCGCGGGTACCCTGGTGGCGACGGTCTCGGCCTCCAGGTTGGCCTTGACCTGGCTGACGACGCCCTGGCCCTTCTCCACGGAGGCGAAGAGGGCCTCGATGCTGTCTCCCTGGATAAGGTCCTGCGGTACCTCGGGGTGGGCGGTGATCAGGGCCTCGCGGTACTTGTCCACCGCGGTGACCATGACGTCGCTGAACTGGGCCAGCTCTGAGACCTTCGCTTCCAGGTCGGCCTGCTTCGCTTCGCTTTCCGACTTCGCTTCGCTTAGCTCGCTTTCCAGCTCGCCGATGCGGGTGTCCTTGCCGGCTATCGAAGCCTCCAGCTCGGCCTTGGCCTGGGTCTCAGCTTCGAGCTGCGCCTTGATGGCGGCCAGGTCCTCTGCGGTCGGGGCTCCGTTGGCGTCTGCCTGTTCGATGGTGTCTTTCTTTTCTTCTTCCATGCTTTACTCCTTTTGAGCTATTACTCGGGCACTTCCATTTCTGAGGCCGACGCTCTCTCTCTCGCTCCGCCTCTCGTGGACTGTGCCCTGAACTCCTGATTCATCTGGAGGATCTTTCTCCTCTCCTCCAGCCAGGTCTCGAACTCCCGGCCGGGGCTGCGCATGCCCATCTCGTCCATGGCCGTCTGCCGGCTGTGGATGCCTGCCTGGACGAGGAGCTGCTCGTTCTGTGCCGTCCTGCTCCGGTCCTCCGGCATGACCGAGGCCCACTGCACCTGGTGGGTGATTCCGGAGAAGTCCTGGCCCTGGAACTGCCTGGCCAGGCGCAGGACCATGTCGTCCCTGGCGTTGTAGGCGCTGCCGCGGATGGTCCGTTTCCTGGCCACCTTCTGAGTGAGGGACCCCAGCTCGATGCTGAGGGCGGCTCCGGAGAGCTCCTTTTCGATGCCTCCGAAGGCCGCCCTGGGGGTCTCGCTGATATCGTGCAGGGCCCGGTACAGGGCGTCGATGTAGTTCATGTGGAGGTTGATGCCTCCGCCTTTCAGCAGGTCCAGGACGTAGGCCTTCTCTCCCTCGTAGAGGTAGAGGTTCTGCCCGGGTGCCACCTTGGCGTCCTGGTCGCGGTTTTCGGGCCAGTTCTCGAACACGGCGATGGGGTTCCCTGAGAACTCCAGGATGCGGGATAGCTGGCTCATGGCCCGGTTGAGCTCCCGCTGCGGCTGCATTAACGCCGGCACGTCCGACGTGCCCCAGAACTTCTTGGGGGCCCTGAGATTGGGGAAGAGGACGAAGGGGATGAAGCCGTAGGGGTTGGGCTTATCCTGGGCCAGGTCGTCGTCGACGTAGAGCTGGAACTGCTTTGCGGTCCAGAGCTCGGTGAGGTATATGCGCTGCTTCTTGGTCTGGATGCCGTAGAGCATGGCCAGCTCGTCCTGGTCGAGCTGGTACCTGGATACCACCCGCCACACCTTGGAGAGGTCGTCTCCCAGCCACCAGGCGTATATGCCGGAGACGATGGGGGAGGTGATGCGGACCCTCTTCTCGTCGGCGTCCCAGGTGACCTTGTAGCAGGCGTCTCCCAGGACGGCGCAGTCGATCTCCGTCTCCCAATCGAGCTGCTGCAGGTCGTTGTCGTCGTAGACCTGGTGCAGCAGCCTCTCGGCCCGGGCGACGGTGGCCCTGGCCTGGTCCGTGTCCTCGATGGGGTAGCAGGTGGTAGTGAGGCCCTGCATGAGGAAGCTGGTTACCTTGTCGATGGTGACCTTGGCGTAGTTGAAGACGAGCTGCCGGCTGCGGGAGGTCTTCTCCCACTGAGTACCGTTGTAGAAGTCCAGGTTGGTCTTGTAGGTGCCTATGCGGGTGCTGTCCCTGCGGTTTAGCTGGCTCGGTGTAAATGCCATGCTTCTGCCTCCCTATCTGTAGTTGTCGTTTAGCAACTTCATTACTGTTTCACTTCTGTGTCACTTCTGTGTTCACTTCTGTGTCATTTCTGTGTTCATTTCTGTGTCATTTCTGTGTTCAAAACTGTTCACTTCTGTTCACTCCGTCCTCTGCGCCTGGCGGAACGGCCGCGGGCGATAGTCCTTGGCCGCCTGGGCGGTAAGTGCCAGGCTCATCAGGAAGTCGTCGTGCCCCTCCGCCTGGTCCACGTAGTAGTTGACTGTCTGGTTTGGCCGGTAGTCGGCCCTGGCCCTTTCGAGCTGGTGCATCAGTTCCTGGTATTCCTTCGAGCCGTCCTGCCGGTAAATCTGGAGCCTTCCTGAGTTCACCAGGGACAGCAGGTCGAATCCCATATCCGACTTGCTTCTCTGCGTGAAGGTGAACGGTATCACCCGGAGGCTGCCGAGCTGCTCCCGGAGAAAGCTGGCCACCGGCTGGCCGATGCCCGTGGCGTCGACGCAGATCCTCCCCGGGCTCCAGGCCTTGAGGGCGTTGAGCATCTGCTGAAAGAGCTGGCTGTGCGGGGTACTGGTCCAGGAGTAGTGCTCCACCACCTTGAGCCTGGGCTGCGGCTGGCGGAGCTGGGAGGCCTGCGGCGGCATCTCGACCCGGGCGATGGTGATCACCGTGGAGTCCTGCCTGGAGGCGCCGGCCGCAAGGATCCCGGTCTTGTCTATATCGTGCTCGCCGGCCACGTCGACGCCGGCCACGTAGCTCTCGCCTTTCTGCCCGGGTCCCATCTGCCTGGCGTGGGTACCGGTCATGCCGGCGATC